TGAAGGCTGGCGCGGTTATTCGTGAGAATGCCGGTATTGTTCGTATCTCTTACGATTCCACTGTTATCCCAGCTCAAGCATAAGGAGAGTATATTATGGCTTTCACAGCTGACACTTTTATCCCTGTATCCGCGATGGGCAACTCAAGCGCTTCACGTATCTTTAGTTACACAAGCGGTGATGCGCTTGCTGCTATTAAAGGGGCAAATTACTTCGATGCTGCGGCATCACCCACTGGCGGCTTAGGCTTGACTGATGGCGATGTGGTATTAGCTACCGCTTCAGACGGCACAAGCTTTCTTCAGATTGATGTTACTGGTACTGTAGCGACTACAGCACTTTCAAACGATTTTGCATAATAACTAGTTCGTCACTCTTAGCCCTCACTTTTTGGGGGCTTTTTTGGAGTAAGCAATGCCAAGCGCGATAGATATTTCAAGTAACGCTCTATTGTTGGTTGGTGACAATCCAATCAATTCTTTTTCCGATCCTGGTGCTGGTGCACAAGCTGCAGCCGCCCTATATCCTCAAGTTAAGCAAAGACTGCTCGCCATGCATCCGTGGTCATTTGCGCTCAAACAGCAAAGATTAAGTTTATTGTCCGCGCAGCCTGATGAGCTGAGCCGATACAAGTATGCATTTCAGGTGCCCACAGACTTAATACGCTTGTGGGAAATAGCGCCTTTTCAGGACTACACAATCATTGGTGATTTAATTTACGCCAATCAAAATACCGCTATGCTGGCCACTTATATTTATGATGTGGCTGACACGGCTATGCCTGCTCAAGTCGTAAAGACTCTTGAGTATATGCTGGCGGCAGAGTTCGCCATTGCCATCACGGAAGATGAGAACAAGAACGCACTGTACTCACGCAAGGCTGGTGAGGCATTCGCGCAGGCCTCTACCATTGACTCACAGGGGCGCCCACAGGTGGCCATTAAAGACAATCCATTCGTTGATGCACGTTTCTCGGGGTTCACTCCTAACGGCTTTGGGAGTCGATAATGGGAGGCTTGTGGGTAGCACAAAGCAACTTCACTAAGGGTGAGCTTGACCCGGCACTGATTGGGCGTGTTGATCTTGAGGCGTTTTACCAAGGAGTAAGGGAGGCTACGAATGTGCTTTCTATTCCTCAAGGAGGCTTAAAGAAGCGTCCCGGTATGCGATTTCTTGGCGAGGCCTATGGTGATGGCCGACTAGAGCAATTCTCGTTTAATACTGAGCAGAACTATTTAATAGTGTTTACCAGTCTTAGGATGCAGGTTTATAAGGATGGCGTCTTACAAACAAACATTAATGGGTCTGGCCTTGATTATCTTTCGACGCCATGGACTCTGGCTCAGGTTAAAGAGTTTGATTACATTCAGAGCGCCGACACCATAATCATTACTCATCCTAGTGTTGAGCCTAAGCTTATACAGCGTACTAGCGATACACAGTGGACGGTTAGCTCAGCCCCTCTCACTAACTTGCCTCAGTTTGACTTCAATGATGCTTCAAGTCCTACGCCTGTTAGCGAGATTCAATTGCTCAACTTTAACAATGAGAATGATGGCGACAGGTTTAAATTGTCACTTGATGGCGTTTTAACTGAAGAGATTGCTTACTCCCAGTCTAGCTCTGGGGCCACTGCTAGCAATATACAGCAAGCGCTTTTAGAGCTTCCAAACACTGGCAACACTGGAATATCAGTTGTCCCTGGTGCTTCAACAGAATACACAGTTACATTTTCAGGTGATTCTGCTGATAATTATGATGTAATGGTTGGTGTTACTGTGTTCTCCAAGAGCACGTCATTTGAAATAAAGACAACCACTATCCAGAACGGCACAAGTTCGAAGGAGGATGTCTGGTCTGTGCTCCGCGGCTGGCCAAATACCTGCACATTCCATGAGTCTAGATTGTGGTTTGGTGGATCGGCGTCTAGACCCTCTACTTTGTGGGCATCGAGAACGAATGACCTATTTAACTTTGATGCTGGCCGGGCAAGGGACGACGAGGGGATCGATGTTACTTTGTTCACTGATCAGGTGAATGCTATCACTTCGATTATCTCTAATCGCTCATTGCAGGTATTTACCACTGGTGCCGAGTTCTATGTCCCTGAGTCGCCTGTCACTCCGTCAAACATTGTGGTTAAGCCTCAGACGAATCTAGGGTCAAAGCGTGTCCGCCCCGTGTCGCTTGAGGGGTTTACTTTATTCCTGCAGCGTACTGGAAAGGCATTGTATCAATTCCAGTTCCTTGATGAGTTCCAGTCAAACGAATCTAGATCTCTGTCTATTCTTGCGCCTCACTTGATTAATGACCCACTTCAGATGGCGGTTAGCCGAGGCTCTAGTGAGACCGATGCCAACTATGTCTATCTGGTTGGTAGTGATGGGAATATCACCGTATTCAACACTCAGGCTCTTGAGGGCGTGCAGTCGTTTACCCGCTGGATAACTCAGGGCGAGGTGGTGTCGGTTGCTGTTGTGAATGATGTTTTAAATGCAATCACCAAAAGAAACATCGAGGGTGGTGATGTTTATTATGTTGAGGTGGCAGACAATACGCTTAATACAGACTCTTCTGTATACTCTGTGGTCAACAGCGATACGCTGACCGGGCTTGATCACCTCGAGGGTGAGACAGTCAAGGTTAAGGCTGATGGTGCAGTTCAGAGTGATGAGGTTGTTGTTGGTGGTGAAATTAAGATTGGTCGTGAGGCGGTTAATATTGAAGCCGGGCTTGAGTATCAGCCAAGAATCGAAACAATGCCATTTAACACCAATTTGAATAATGGCCCTAACGCCGCCCAAAAGAAAAGAATTATGAGGTGCGCTATTCAGTTGTTTGAAAGTAATGGCGTGCTGGTTAATGGGCAGCAGTTGTCAGATAAGATTATATCGATAAACCAGTTCGATCCGCCCGAGCCGCAAACCGGCTTTAAGCGGATTTATCTAAGTGGCTGGAGCCTTGAGGCTGCTGTTGTTATTTCTCAATCGACACCAATGCCAATGACTGTACTGGCTTTAGATTTGGAGGTTAAGGTTTAATGGAAATTGGTCTTGGGTTAATTCAGGCATCCCAGCAGAAGTCTGCCGGTAAAATTGCAGAGATGGAGGGCAAGGTTCAGGCTCGACAAATTGAAACAGCTGCAGCGGCTAGGGAGGCGGATCGAAAGGCCGATCTAGCTAGAGCTGCTGCGTCTCAATCTGCTGCGGCTGGCGCTGGTGGAATCTCCTTTGAGGGCTCGCCATTGTCTGTACTTCAAGAAGATATTAGAAGAGAGGGTGAGGCTACTGAGCGAGATCAGCTGTCTAGCTCACTTGAAGCGATGAGTGCCAAGTCCAGGGGCAAGGTTGCTAGGGCTAGAGGTCGCGGCCTTGCAGTGACCACTTTATTAAAGACTGGTAGCGATGCTGCCAAGACTGGTAGCGGGGCTGCGTAATGGCTGAGCGATTTAATCAGCGCACACAAATCAGGCAGTCGAATTTATCCAGTGGTGCGAGCTCTGCGCTTATGGATATGTCTCGCCAGTTTGAAGGGTTTAGGCAGCAAGCGTCTCAGGCTCGTCGTGAAAAGGTTCAAGAGGAGTCTTTCAAGGCTGGGCAATCGTCTCTCGAGAAAGGCGAGAAACCAGAGTTCAAGGAAGAGCGATTCTTTGGTGGAGTTGCGTCTAAGGCGTACAATAAGGGGCTGATGGCCTCTTACTTGGCTGACGTGTCTAATAGTAATCGAGAAGAGTTAGCCCGTATTGAGCGTGAAAACGGCGATGACCCTGCAGCATATCAGCAAGCCGTTGAGGCTCAGCGGTTAGCGTTGGAGCAAAATGTTGATCCTACTGCGCTTCCTGACGTGCTTGGTCAGTTCGACAAGTACGCATCGAATGGTGTTATCCGTGTCCAGGATCGTGAATTCACCCGCCGCCGAAAAGAAAATGTTGAGTCTGCTGTCGCTAATGCCGACTCGCTAGCCAACGAATCAGCAGTGCTTAACCGTAATGGTGATCCAGAGGGCGCGGCGCTAAGACTTCAAGAGCTTCAGGGCCATCTAGCAAGCGCAGTAGATGCCGAGCTAATGACGCAAGAGCAGGCAAAGCTGGCTTTCCGCAATGCAGAGAGAGAGGCGTCAGAACAAGGTAAGCGCCGATTCTATGATGAGCTTGTTGAATCGCAAGGGTTTGATGCTGCTTTTGATGAGCTGGAGAAAGATTCAAAGCGGGTTCCCAAAGGCTGGGAACCTGATGAGTGGGACTCTTACATTGCCAGCCAGCAATCAGATTTAAACCAGAAGCTTTCACGAACCCAAAGAGAGGCTAAGGCTAGCGCGGCAGAAATTAAAAAACAAAAAGACTTCACTGACATTGAAAGTCGCATTAGTGGCGATGACCGTGTGGTGCTTAATGTTAAAGCGGTTGATGCCTACTACACTGAGCGCATAGCCCCGCTAACAGATAGTCTGCCACCAGCTGAAAAGAATGCAATTCTTACTCAGTTTGTTGATAAGACAAAGATTGTTCCTCTCTCAATGAGAAATCAGGCGAGCTCGTTTATTCAATCTGGCAATCCTGAATTAATGCAGGAGGCCATTACCCTTGCTGACTCACTGGACGAGGTGGCTGGTGCCGATGAAATATTAAATCCTAATCAGCGTGTGTTTGGAAAGCTTGCCGTTGACCTAATGGCTAACCTGTCGCCGGCGGAGGCGGTTAGGCTGGCAAGCCAAGCAACTGACCCTAAAGACAAGGGTCGTATAGAGCTGGTTGATGAGAAGCTGAAGAAGGTCAAAGACAAGACCCAGAATTACCAAGAGGCTGCGCTTGATATATTTGGCGGCTTTCTCGGTATTGGTGCGCCAGAAGCTGATGACATTACCAAGGCGCAGATGGGTAAAGAATACGGAGACCTGTACGAATCATACCTTCGAAATGGTGCTGATGAGTCTCAATCTGCAGAGCTGGCAAAGGGTGCTATTCAACGCAACTGGAGCGAGTGGGAAGGTCGAGCTATTAAGTATTCGCCAGCGACCTACTACTCAATTGATGGGGATTCTGGATATGTCATGGATCAGCTATTTAAAGACGTTAACTCTCAGAACGCATTTCTAGAGAATATACCTAGAGAGAATATCATTCTTATACCGAACGACCAGACGGCTAAGGGCGCATCTCTTGGTCGTCCATCTTACGGTGTGACGGTGATTGACCCCTCCGGACAGCTGGTGCCTATGGATAATATGTGGATGCCAGACATGGATGGCGAAATCGAGAGGCGAAAAACCGAATCGGTGGCCAAGGCTAAGCAGCGCAGAATCGAAGCCATGCAAAAAGGGATTTTAAAGACTGACACCAAGAAGGCGCTAACCAGGGGTTCATTTTAATGCCGTTCATTGAAGATCAGGTTTTCCCAGTTGAAAAGGCTATCGGCGTACCTCAGTTTTCTGATGCAGAGCCCGGCTTTAAAGAGACTCTTCGAGCGGCCTATCGCACAGAGAATACTATCGGGTCATTCATTGCTAAGGAGGGTAATCTCCCTGATTCCGCAGTGACTAATCCAGAGTTTAATCCTCTCGATTATGTGAGCGAGGATGAAAAGCTCGATGAGAAGTTTCTAAGCAATGCGATTCTTGCTGACAATGTTAGCGAGATTGAATCGCTTAGGCTTCAAGTTGAGCGAGAGAGAAGCGACAGGGAGACAATGGCTGCGGGAGGGTTGGCCCCAATGTTTCTGGCTGCTGCTGCCGATCCGGTTAATTTAATTCCTGTAGGCGGCTCAACATATCGAACTTATCGTACGGGCGCATCGATTCTTGAGGGTGCTAGAGTTACCGCCATGGTTGCTGCTGGCTCAACCGCATTAACTGAGGCTGGACTACAGTACTCACAGATAGAGCGAACTTATGGCGAGTCGGCGTTAAATATTGGTGCTGGCGCATTGCTGGGCGGTGTTCTCGGTGCATCACCTGGAGCATTAAGGAAGCTGCTGTCTGATTCTGGTGTTGATGAGGCTAAGTTATTTAGAGAAATCGAAGACTCCATGAATCCAGAGGGTGCGGTCAATGATGGGTTTAACCCTGCTGCGCCTGCGGGTGATAGAGCTATGGGTGCCGCTCAAGTCATGGATGATCCGCAGGTTCGTGGAAAGCTCGCCAAGGCAATTACTAAATTCATAGGCTTTGACCCTCTAAGCCGAACCATTACCTCTGACTCTAAAGCAACAAGGCAGGCAACTAATCGACTAGCAGAGAACCCTGTTGCTGTTGATGGCGGGCTGGCAAGAACATCTGTTGAATCGAATGTGAAGGTCTATGACGGACTTTATTACAAAGCTATTGAGCAGCACCACGCCTCCTTTAAAGAGTACAAGCAGGGTGGCGGCTCACTGACTAGGCAGGCATTCAATGAAGAGGTATCAAAGGCTTTAAGAAACGGGTCTGATGATGCGTTAATTCAAAAATCTGCAGAGGCTTGGCGGAGAGAGGTCTATAACCCAATTAAAGAAAAGGCGATTGCCGCAAAGCTTCTGCCAGAAGATGTTGATGTAACAACAGCCGAAAACTATCTAAATCGTGTTTGGAATAAGAACAAGCTATCAGCAAAGATGCCCGCTTTTATGGATACGGTATCTAATTGGCTGATGTCAAAGAATGCTGATATGGAGTTGTTCGAGGCTCAATCGCTGGCTGGTGAGATTGCAGTAAGAATTCAAGGCACGCCAGATGGTCGCCTGCCTTATGATTACCAGATAGGAAAGACCGCAACAGGTAATCCAACTAAAGCTGGAATATCTGGCACATTTAAAAAGCGGTCATTTGATATACCAGACGAACTGGTAGAAGACTTTCTCGAAAATGATATTGAGGATCTTGCGCAGCGATACATTCGTGGCACGGCTCCCGATATTGAGATCATGAAAGAGTTTGGTGATATTGAGATGACCTCTGTTAAGAAAGAGATTGCAGAGGACTACCAGAAGCTCATAGAAGCGGCTGATACCGAGAAAAAGCGCATTGATATTGCTAAGCGCCGAGACCGTGACCTTAGAGATCTGGCGGCTATGAGGGATAGAATTAGAGGCGTTTACAATATAGCGGACGCTGATAATCCATGGGTAAGAGCTGGGCGTGTGATGCGCGATTTAAACTATATGCGCTTGCTTGGTGGCGTGGTTGCGGCATCTATCCCTGATGTTGCCAGA